TCTGCCAGAAAGTCAGTCGTACAGGCTGGTGGTGGCGTGTTCTTCCTGTCTGACAATGGCGTGTACTTCCTACAGCCCCAGCCAGCCTCCGCTGAGTCGATGAAGTTGCTCACGATGGCTGACCCTATTTCCTCCCCTATTGATGATGTCATCCAGCGAATCAACCGCACTTACGCTCATCGCTCTGTCGCTACCTATTGGAATAACAGATACTATCTTGCCGTTCCTCTGGATGACTCTGTTGATAATAACGCTGTCATTGTATATAATTTTATTCTGAAGCAATGGGAGTCTGTTGACACCTACCCTGCTGGTTTTGATGTCTTTGACTTCGTGATTGCCAAGAAGGACAACCAAAGACGGATGTTCGGTGTAGATACAGATCAGGGCATCTTCCTGATGGAACAACTAAACTGGGATGAATATGGTGTTTCCACAGGTACTCCTATTCTGCCGTTCTATCTTCCTGCTACGCTGTCCCCGTCTTCTTTTACTCCTAACGCTATCACGGCTATCTTAAAGACAAGGCGTTACTCGTTCAACAGCATCGGAGACAAGAGATTCAGCACCGCTGAGACTGAGGTGGTTTCTGACGCTGGTTCTCAGATAGAAACAGTCGCTGAAGTCTTCAACCCTGACATCACGGCTGTTGTGGATACCTTTGGTGCTCAGTTCACAGAAGACTCCGCAAGGCGAGTCGGTCTTCGTAAGATCGGAACAGGTATTCAACTTCAGTACACATCCAGCAATCTCAGACCTTCTATTCGTTCTGCGTATATCTACGCAACAGTCCAGAAACAAACCAACACTTCTAAAACATAACAATGGCTCAAATTTCCAAAGGCGATACTTTTACGGACGGACAACAGGTGACTGGTGCTCGTCTGAACCAACTCGTAGACTCTTCAGTCCTGCTTGTCGGGGCTATTACCGACCAGCCGAGCATCACGGCTAACACCCTTGAGGCTACCGACACAACTATTGTCAATGACGCTGGCGTTCTCAAGGAAGCCACTATCGGTGACTTTCTTAACTCTAACCTGCCTATCAGCACATCGTCTGTAACGGGTGGTGCTGGCGTGGATATCGTTCTTACTCCTGCCGCTGGTCAAAAGGTTGACATCGCTGGCAATGCAGAAGTCGATGACCTCACAGTTACGGATGATCTCACAGTAAGCGGAGACTTGCTTGTTACTGGTGGCTCTACGCTCACAGGCAATGTGATTGCTGACAACGGATTCACCAGCAACGGCATTGCTAACTTCACGGGTACGCTTCAAGTCAACGGCACAGTCGGTTATGTTCTGACTGAGATTGTCGAAGAAACAATCACGAAGTACACCAATGCCTCTTTCCCTGCGTCTTGGACTACCGCTTGGACTTCTGCCTCTTATGTAAAACCCGCTGGTGAAATCTGGGTTATTGATATTAATTTTAATTGGTCTAGAACTGTTTCAACCAATGGTGTTGCTGTAAGATTAAAACAAACCTCATCTTCTGCTGATTTAGACGGCTTATTTGATGTTGAAGGTGCTGGTTCTACATATATTCACCAAGAACAAGGCTTTTTCAAACATACAGTTGGAAGTGCTACAACATTTACTAGCACATTTACTATAGATGCTATTTCTTCAGCCGCTGGTCTTTTTCTTGAAATTGGTAGCACTACATATAATACGGCAGGAGTTCTTTCTGGCGTTACAATTCCTTCTTCCAAGTTCCGTATCTATAAGTACAAGACAGCCTAATGCTCCTATCGAACCTCAAGTCCTTTGTCCAGACGCACCGAAGCAAGGGGCGTGGAGAGGCTTTTGGTTTCGATGACATCACTACAGAGACTTATCTGAAGTGGGCGTTCACGCACGACTACCTCTTGCTCGTCCAGAACGGACAAGAGATCAGCGGTATCGCCATCGTCTACCCTGTTAAGGACGCTTCCAGCGAGGACGCTATTACAACTTTTAACTACAAGATCCAGAAAGACAAAGAGCATTTATACGCTCTGTGTATTATGGATATGATTTCGCTCGATTCGGAATCTACGAAAAACCTTGTAAAACAATTTAAAATCCGTTACCCGCATTGGGACTGCTGTAAAAAGTGGGCTTTGCGGTTCGGTGAACTGAAAGAAATAACCAATCAATACATAAACCTTTTATAACAATGGGAAGAAGCAAAGTCAAAACACCGCCACCTAGAGACTACAAGCAGGAGATGATGGACGCTATGTCCGCTCAGGCGGCTATCCAGCCTCGCTTGTTGGAATTAGAGCGTCAGTATACACCCGAGTACATTAAACTGCAAGAGCAGGGCATCGGCTATGGCACACAGGCAATGGGTCGGCTTCTGGGACAGGCACAAGGCGTGTCTGCTGGCCTTCAGAGCGACTTTCTTGGGATGCAAGCCCCTCTCTATGGTCAATTGGGTCAAGCGGCTCAGGGGGCTTATAGACAGACTCTCGATCCTCAAGCAATGGGTCTTTACAACAGCCTTATGCAGTCGGCTCAGGTCGATCTTGCGGCTGGTCGTAATCTCAGTCCGCAGGAACAGCAATTAGCCCAACAAACAGCCAGACAGGCTATGGCGGCTAGAGGTCTTTCTGGTAACCAAGCCGTTGCTCAAGAAGTACTTAACTCCTACCAGATGCAGAACGCCCGTGAAAACCGTGCGAGACAGTTCGCTGGATCCATGTATGATGCTGGTACGGCACAGGCTAATACGGCTATGTCTATGTATGGTCAGCCTCTTATGTCCCAAATGGCTGGTCTTTCCCCTGCCAGTTTAGTCCAAGGCGGTTCTGGAATGTATGGCTCTATGGGTGCTCAGTTGTTCCAGCCAGAGTCTCAATATAACGCTAATCTTATCACGGCTAACCGCAAGGAGGCTATGGATGCGGCTATTGCCAATGCTCAATCTAAAAACGCCCTTACAAGCGGACTGATTGGAGCGGCGGCTACTGTTGGTGGTGCTTTCCTTGGCAACCCTGCCCTTGGTTCTATGCTTGGTGCTGGTGCTGGAAGTTCTGTTGGCTCTGCATTATCTGCCGCTTCTGGGGTTGGTTTCGGTTCTTCTCTTTCTACTTCTCAACTTGCTGGTGGATTTAATAATACGCTGATGGGTGGAGGTTCTAATCTGAACTTCTCTAGCCCAGCAATGTACAACTTCCGCAGATAATTTATGGCTTCTCCTTTCCAAAGATATCAGAGCGGCATCGAGGCTTCCACGGGAAACCTAGTTCCTGCTTATGGTCAGATGGGTCAGCAGACGGCTAACGCTATTGCTGGATTCGGTCAGAATCTTGCCGAAGGCATCAAGGCATACAACGACAATTCTGCTAAGTCTGAGGCCGCTAACGCCAAGATCCAGATGTTAAGTCAAGCATATGCTGATAAGATAGCGATGTACAGCAAGGATCCTGAAATCGCTCAATCTGGCATCCTTGATAGCCTGATGTCTAAGGCTAAGATGCTTCAGGAAGCCCCGACAAAGGGTCTTAGCCAGAGAGTCATGCTCGCCCATGAGGCTGAGACTTCCCTTGCTGGCTTTGGAAATCAACTCCAAGAATGGTCGTTCCTCAGAGGCCGTGAGATGGAGAGAGCCACTCAGGAAGGTCTTAGCAGGCTTGCTGGATTCAAGAGCGTCACGACACCCCAGTTCGTCAAGGACGGCGAATTCAGAATCAATCCTAACATTCCCCTTGTCGAACAAGAGGCTCAGGTTCGTGCTAAGTTCCAGAAGATCAAGGCTCTCAATCCTGCGATGGAAGGCACGGAGCAGGAATTCATGTCGGCTTGGAGAGCACAGGCTGAACAGGATATGGCTAAGGCCGATCCTAACAAGGTTCCCCCTACGGTCGTCAACTCGTTCCTTGAGCAACTTAACGCCCAGAAGAGACTCAGCAAGGTCGGTGGCGGTACTATGGCTGACATGGAAAACATCGCTACTACAGCGGCGGCTGATGTTCTTCGTCCTTCCGTTCCCGCCCCTGCGGCTGTTGCGGCTGGTGCTACTCCTCAACAGGTCAGCAAGGCAAGTCAAGCAAATATCCTTTCTCCTCAAGAGATTAAAAAGACAAAGGAAGAAATCAAGAATCTCCAAGATGAGATCAGGCTTAAGTTCGGCGTGTTAGGCGTAACCACAAGTCCTAATCGTGCTAAACAGAAACAAGAACTTCAGAACAAGATCAACGATCTTAACGCTAAGATTGCCCTGTCCGAAAGACCTGCTGGAAACGCTCAAGGCACAAGTGCTCCCGTTTCCATGCAAGCCCTCGGAAGCGAGACTGAAGCGAAACTTGCTGAACTCAAGAGGCAGGAAACAGCCCTTACTCAGCAGATTGCCAAGCAGAAGGAGAACTCTTTCTTTGCTCCGCAGACAACCCCTGTTGAAAGAACTTTAACTAATATCGGCGGATTACTTCAAGACTTCGCTACCTCCAGAGGTCAACTCATGTCGGATACAGGAAACAAACTGGGCGTTCTTTCGTCTGGTATGTCGATGAGTCCCACGGGTGCTTTCCTTGCTGAAATGGGCTGGCTTGACACAAGATCTCAGGCTCAGAAAAACATTGATAACGCTAATATTCAGAAACAACTGGGTACGGCTGTCGTCAATACTCCTGAAAAGGAACTTGCTTCCGTCAAGGAACAGATTCGTCTTCTCACCCCTGTTGCCAAGGAGGCCAAGAAGGCCGTTGCCGCCCAGACTCCTCAAGCCCAGAAAGCCCCGACTGTCGCCGAGATTCCGATGGGCGAAATGGTGGCTGGTAGAATCACGGAAGAAAAGCCTATCAGCGTCCTTGAGCGTCAACAGCAAGTCGCTGACTTCATTACCCAGAAGATGGGTGCTATCGACCCGACAGACCCTGAGCGTAAGCGTAGACTGCCTGTAACTGGCTTTGACAAGTTCTACAAGAGCCTTGTCCCAGAGGCTGAGATTCGTGAATACACGACTCCGAGCGGTATCCGCATGATGTACGCCAACGGCAAGTGGGATCAAGTCAAGTTTGATACCGCCAAGCCCATGACACCCGCTGAGATCCGTAAGGCTAATGTCGGTGTCTTCGGTCAGCAAACGGAAGACGGAAGACTAATTCCGACAGAGTTTGTGCCTGATTCTGGCGTTTATGTCGGCGGTCTGTTCAAGGGTTCCGATGCGGCTGTTGACAAGTTCCAAGAAGAACTGCCTCGCCTTATTGACGCTCGCAGAGGTGTAAAGAGACTTGCGGCTATCAATGACCGTGTTGGTGAATTCTTCAGCCCAGAGGCTCAAGGTGAAGCCGAAGTCGAGGTTATGAACCTTTCTGCGATGTTAAGAACTGATATCATCGGCGTTGGTACTGTGTCCAACTACGAACAGGAACTCATCAAGAAGGTCATCAGAAACCCCACGGACTTCTTCAATCTTGAGTCTAAGGATAGGGCGATCTTACTCGCTTTAGGTCAGAGAGTTGACAGGCGTATCAAGAACCTTTCTGCGGCTCATGGCTTGACAACTATCATTAAGGATGACAAGGGTAGCAATAAATACGAAGCCCTTCGTATGCAGTATCTGAAGGAAAAGGGAATCCTAAAATAATATGGCTGAATTATACCAACAACCGAAGTCTTATGTAACTTCTGGTGATCCTAGGGCTATGCCCATGCAAAACGGTCAGCCGAGTGTTGACGACATGATTGCACAACTTCCCCCCGAAGAGCGTGAAGAGGCGTTGCAGTATATTCAAGCCGAGCCTACAGGCGAAGAAATCGAGCGTTATGTCAAGGAAAAGAACGCCAACGGTGAGGTCGCAGATTTAGATATAGCCCAGTACAGACTGTACAAGGCTCAGATGAAGTCAAAGGAGACGGATGTTATCTCCATGATCGGTGAAGCGGGAAGCAAGGTCTTTGAAGACATTTCTGCCGCCGCTGGAGCCGCTATAGATGACCCTGCTAATAACCTGCTTAAACTCACGCCTTCCTTAGTCGAAGCATTCTCTCAAGGCACAAGAAATTTATACGGCATGGCGGCTCAGTCTGCCGACCCGTCCAGCATCGGTTTCAGAGTCAAGAACGCCCTGCTTGCCAACGGGGACGATGAAGAGGCTGAACTATCCCAGTTCATGGATGCCCAGCGGTTCACCGTGAACTCCATCAACCTTGCTTCTGGCAAGGAAACCTTGGTGATGGACAAGGATCTGATCAACCATGAAGCAACGCAACTCATGGCTTATGTTGCGGATCCTACTTTATTTATTCCGTTCGGTGGCATCGGTGTCAAGGCGGCTTCTGTCGTCGGTATGGGCGAACGGTTGGCGATGGCCTCTGCCAGAGCCTCTGTCATCAAGCGTGGCCTGATGGCTGGAACCCTCAAGTGGGGTGTCGGTGCTCCCATCGAGTTCATGGGTACTGCTGTCCGCAATACAATTGATTTCGGCCTTGAGAAGAGTGCAAATGCCTTTGAAACTGTTTCTGGTATCTCTGCGGCTGAGGCCAAGAGCGTTGCCAGAATGTCTGGCTGGGGTACTGCCGCCGCTTCTGCAATCGGTGCTGAGGTCAATCCTGTCCTGTCTGGGGCTTCTAATGCCTTAGTCGGTTCCAGAGCCGCCATCGCCACAGGAGAGGCCATCTCTGCTATCGGCGAACAGATGTTCAAGCAACAGGATCTCGGAAGAGGCATCCTGAGTTATGCTGGTCAAGCCCTTAAGGACTCCGAAAAGGGTGGTATTATTCTTTCTAAGGAAGCAAAGGGTCTGCTTAAGATCATTGACGCTGTAGATCCTCTGTTTGCTTACGCTGACGAAATCACCGCTGGTGCGGCTCAGGGTTCTCTGATCGGTGCTGGCCTTGGTTACTACACGGCTGGAGAAGAAGGCATGGCTGGTGGTATTGGCTCTGGCATGGCTCTCGGTGCTATCGGTGCTGGTGCTGGCAGGGCTTTCAGCGATATCTCTGGTCAGACCCTGTTCGACAGAACCGCTATCCAGCGTAAGATGGTCATCGAAGGTCTTAAGCAACACGACCATGTTAATGCCGTTGCCTTTGAGGCTATGGTTCAGATGGCTGAAGCGACTGGAGACAGAAGATATCAAGCCCAGATCGACGGCATTATTGCTGGCATTGATAGAGTCGCTCCTAATACGATTTTCAAGGCTTTCAATGAAGTCGAATATGTCCAGCATCTCAGAAGTCAGGGCATCGATCCTGAGACTGGTGTCCTCAGAGAAAGGTCTAGAATCTTCCCTGAGATCGGTGACAGAACCAAGATTGCTGATGTTCTCGGCATCCTTAGAGATACTGGAAAACAGTTTGCTGGCGACCCGAAGAGTTTTGAGGCCGCAGTCACGACTGAATCTAGATTCCAGAAACTCAAGCCGATCTGGATGCGTCTGGATGATAACTCCAAGGCCGTCCTCCTCAGACAGATCCAGAACAACGCTAATCCTGAGTTTATTAAGTCCCTGAAGGGAAGAGAACTCAAGGATCATTACAGCGATATCGGTTATGCCGAAAGACTCGCTGAAAGCATTAATACTTTAAACCAGAAGAACTCTACTCAGGTCGCTGGAAAGATCGCTGAGTACCTCAAGGCTGAGACTCGTTCCGACAAGAAACTGACACGCCGAGGCCAAATGCTTAAGGAGAAACTCCAAGCGGACGGCTATATCGACAAGGACGGCAAGATCCGTTCTAAGCGTCTCAAGGATGTTGAAGGTACTATCAGGGAGTTCCAAGGTTCTGCTGGCTGGTCTATCAGAAGAGACTCCAACGGCACATCTGAGGTCGTTATCAATCTGGATAAGTGGGCTAGGGACAGCGGAGACAGACAATCCCTTCCGCACGAACTCTACCACGCAATCATGCTTGAGTCGGTGTTCATGCCTGACCACTCGGACAGACTGATCCAGAAACTCATCGGTAAGTTCGACAAGGACGGCAAGATGATTGAAGCCCCGTCCGTCAACACGGAGCAAGTCAGGAAGTTCATGTACGGATACATTGATGCCGTGCATGGCAACAAGCCTGAAGAGTTCATCAATCGCAAGAAGAGAGAACTGGATAAGTCCATCGAGGAATATCAGTCCCGTGGCTCCCAGAACAGGGTCGTTGACAGCACCCAGACCCCTCTTGAGCATCTCGTCGAAGAGTTCGGTGCTTACTACTTCTCCAGATGGCTGATGGACAAGCCCGTTGACTTCCTCTTCAGAGGTGGCGAACTAGGTGGTATCAGAGGTCTGCTTGAATCCGCTAACGACTCTTGGCTGGACTACTGGAAGGGTAAGATCGGTAGCAAGAATCCCTCGTTTAACTTCGATGCCGTGATGACGGATCTCACGAAGGGTTTCGAGACTCCTCAAGGCAAGCGTGTCAAAAACACGGCTCTAGACCTCCTCATGCGGGATATGGTCAGGATGGAAGCCAACAGGAACAGGGGCGGTGCTTTCGATATCAGCAATCTTTCGCAGGAAGCACAGGCTGAGTTCATCAGGAACAACGGCCTCAGAGGCCAAGGCTTCGCCACAGGCAACAGGGTAAAGCGTCCTAGTGCTCGCAAGTACACAGCCGAAGAAATCCGTCAGGGCAAGGAGATGTTCAAGATTCTTGACTCCCTTTCTGACGCTGAACACAGAGGCGGTATGCGTAGGGATGGCGACGGCAACTGGTCTGGCAAGCCCAACAACGCTCAGATCAACGCCCTTGTCGGTGCTGGATTCATTTCCAGACCTTGGTTCGATAGAATGGTCAATGCTTACTCCATCATCGAAGGCAACGGCTCCAACACGATTGAGTTCGGCTATCTCGGCTATTCTGCCCACATCGGCGACGGCGATCAGCGTGTCTACGGTGCGGCTGTTCCGTTTAAGAATCGTAAGGCTATCCTGCTGGATGTTGAGTTCAAGGTCAAGGCTGACGGTACGGTCTACTCTAACTTCCATACCCTTGACCTCCGAGTCATCGAAGCCAGAGGCAACGAGATCTGGAAGGATCCCCAAGTCCGTGACCTATGGAACGGCGACAGAACCGACATGGAGGCTGACTTCTACTCCTACCTCAGCAACGCCTCCCTGCCCTCTGGAGACGACAATAGAAAGCCTTCTGCCATGCTACTTGACAGGGGTGACGGCTTAGGTAGTCAGCGTAGGGATGCCCTGCATCAGATGCTTGGCTTCCATAAGGGTTCTGACCTGCCTTACATCAACAGACCTATCGCTGAGATTCCTGTCGGCATCAGGCACAGCGTCACGACATTCAGCAATGACGGAATCGTCAATATGCGTGTCGAGAACAAGAACAGGGTGAACTACAGCCATAACAACGCTCACCTTGACCTCAGCCGTAACTTCATGCCGTCTAACATGGACTCCGAAAGGACTCCTGCTGGCGGTAGGGTCATCCGTCACCACACGGGTTACAGAATACTTGAAGGCACGGACAAGCGTTTCAGGCTGGTTGACCCGCAAGGCAATGACCTCGGTAAGTTCGATCAACTCAAGGACGCTGGTCAGGCGGCTCAGAAGCACTTCAATGACACCTTTGACAATAGCGTTGAAGGCAAGGATGCCCCTGTGCCTCCGACTGAGATACCTCCGTCTAGACAGGCTTATGTTGAAAGAAAACTAGATTTAGCAAACAACAAAGAACTTGTTGAGTCTGTCAGAAATGGAATAATAGAAACACAAAATAGACTTAAATCCAACAAGGCAGTACAAGATGCCACAAGAGAGGCTTTACTTAAATTGGAAAAAGAAGGTCTTTCTAAAGACTTTATAGAGACTTATGAAAATATAGAATTTGAATATCAAGGAATGTCAAAATCCTTCAAAGACCATATTAAAGGCATAAGAGAAGCATTTGGTCGTGAATACGACGCAATGTATCCTATGGAAATCAAGTCTGCCCTGTATCCAAGACTTGCTCAGATCTTCCAAGACTATCCGAACCTCACAGCCCAAGGTCTTCTCAAGAAGTTAGTTGTCTACGGCTCGCAGGGTAGCAGAATGTTCCAAGAAGCCACGGAGATTGGTCTTGTTGACTTGCTGAAGTCCAAGATTCAGAAGACAACTACTCCTCGATTCCTGCCAGATGGTACACGGATTGACATGGCACAGGGCGTTACACAGCCTAAATTAGACATGACCGAAATCCTAGACTTCGCTAAGTCTAAGGAAATCAAGGTCACAATCGAAGAAGGTGCTAGAGAAGTCAACAACATGGACACCTCTAAGTACACGCTTGGCGGTGACAAGAGCAACTACAAGCAGACCGCCATAAGGATCAATCCTGAGTATGCTCACGGAATCAGAGGACACTATGGAAAGGATACCATCGTTCACTTCAGAACTACAGAGCGTCTAGATGCCAACGGAAACAGAGTTCTTTATATCGAAGAAGTTCAGGCTAACAACACGGACAAGAAAAAGACAACTGGAGAATATATTACTCCAGAACAAGCAAGGGTATCAAAGGAATTTGCTAAACGGGTTGTTGCAAATAGATATGCTGATGAATTAGAAAAGCGTGAACTCAAGGTCACAAAAATAGAAAATGAGATTGAAGGGCTGTCTGCTTACTCTGTTGGTAAAAATCCAGATTTTTCTAACAAAACAAGAGTTGATAAAGTAAAAAGACAAAAAGAAGCGTTTAACCTTATACTAAGAAATTATATAGATTTATATAAACAAAACAATTCTGAATATATAAGGAATATAGAAACTGCAACAGGAACTCCAGATGCACCCTATGGAAGTAAATCATATTCTAAAGACATAAGACAGCATTGGTTAAATACAAAACAAATTGTTGAATCTGGATTATTTTTAAGTGAATTAGAAAAATACTTTTTAACATCTTCAGATCCTGCTGAAATTTGGAAACAATTGTTAGAGTTTCACGACAAAGACCAATTTTTACAAAGTAAAAAAAGACAAAGGGATAGAGGAAATCTTCCTTCTTTAGATGATACTTTACAGGAAAAAGTTTATCAAACTCTTTCTGAATTAGAAAAAGGTTCTGCTCATATTTTAGACTCTATTGCCGACCTTGGATATTTTATTAGAGTAAATAATCAAGATGGAATAAATGATGTAATAGATAGAATCGGAGGAAAAGTTCCTTACATAGATGAATCACTTGGTAGATCAAGATACATTACACATGAAGAAACTTTAGGAAGAGAAACCTTAATTGAAGGGTTAAAAGATTTAGCAAACAAAGATAAATTTGTTCAAAAGTATGCTGATGCTAAAATTGAACTAGATAAATATCACGACTTTGTTATTTCTGACATTAACAGCATTGGTAGTTTTTCTCACATTAATTACGGAGAAGGAAGAATTGAATCCATTCATTCTGACAGATTAAGAGAGTTTGTTTCTTTAGCCAACACAAGCATAGACAAGTTCAACACGCAAGGTAAAGAGCCTGTGTTCCCGCTTACCTCTGCCAGAGACTGGTCGCTTACAGCCCTGAAGGGAATCATTCGACAGGCTATCAGAGACGGCTTAGATAGGATCACCTTAACTCACCCTGACGACAGCCCTACTGTCTCTCATATGGCTGAAGACGCAAGAAGAGGTCTGTATGGAAAGTTGATCCCTGAAGTCTGGGGTTCTTGGCTCAAGAAGTACGGCATCGAGATCGTTCAGGAAAACAAACTGGCTGACGCAAACATAGAGTTCCACAAGAACGCTCTGGCTGACATATCTAGCAAGTTAGCAGAAGCCAATAAGAAGGTTCTTGAGAAATTCCAACAAGTAGGAAACTCTGAAAACCCAGATTTCATATCCTATATTTCTACTGTTCTGGCGAATCCTGTGCATGAAATAAAGGCTGGGGAAATCGGACAAGCAAGAGGTAGGGCATTAAGTGAAGTAAGAAACGCCGAGTTCAGAACCCTGATCGACGAAGCGTTGGTCTTGAAGTCCGCTGAATCTTCTAAGTATTCCGCTATTCAGCAGATCCGTGAAGATGGCCTTAGAAGCCGTCCTGTCACGACTGAAGACATAAACAATAATCTTCGTGATTCTGGTGGTGCGGCTGTTTCCGCCGAGGCTATCGACAGAGGCTTTACATTCGTCCTGAACGATCAAATCAAGCGTGACTTCCTAGACGGCAAGATCCAGACGCACATGATGCCTTCTAACCAAGGCGTTGAGCCTATTCCCATGGAAAGACACCGCAAGGCTGGGACTGGCAATGTGCTCATAAAGGTGGTTCCTAAACTCATCAACGACGAGATCCAGAGAACTAATCCCATCCAGTCTCTTAGGGACGGTAAGAACGAGAAGATGATTTCTGGCGTGACCAGCACAGAGCGTATCAAGCAGAAGATGATCAGAGGCTTCTGGAAGAATCCTGAAGAGGCTATTGATGCGGCTGTCCTGAAGTTCTCTGACGAGAAGTACATCAAGGGACAGGGCATGGGCAAGTCTCTTGATATCGACAACGGCAGACATAGGCTCAAGGCGGCTGAGGAGTTGGATCTTCCTTACTCCGTGATCGAGGTTCCTAAGAACCAAGTCGAGATGTTCAAGGACATGATGTACCAAGAAGGTACTGAGCCTCCCAGCCCCAGAGGCCATAAGATGCCCTCCTCCGAAGGAGGCCGCACCTACACCGACAAGCAGATCGCTGGCGAGTTTATCGGAAGATGGTCAAGCGAAGTGCCAGACCTAAAGAAAGGATTAAAACTTTATTATGGCAAGATTCCTTCTGGCATGGGACAAGAAAGTCTTACCTTAAGAGATAAGAAAGGCGATGTAGTTGCAAATATAAGATTTGAAAGATTTGGAGAGGATGTATCTATTGAAAAATCCGATGTTACTCCTAAACATCAAGGCAAGGGATATGGATATCTTGTATACAGCGAACTTCTTGAAAGACTAAGAAGCGAAGGAGTTAAGACTGTTTCTGGCATGGTCATAGACAATGCTGAAAGACCTATAAAAATCAGAAAGCGTCTTATTGATGTCGAGAACAGAAGAATAGGACAACCTGCAAAGACCGAAATACTTGACGCAAGATATGACGAGGAGGGTAGCAAGGAGATTGATGTAGAGTCCTATCTTAAAAAAGATGCTTGGTATCAGCCCGCCGCTGGCTGGCGTGAATGGAAGTCCGAGAACACAACCATCGGATCCATGATCCGTAACGCCGTCGGCTATATGATCATGGTCAACAAGGATAAGTTCAAGGTGTACAACCCTGCCAAGGCTCTCATCGGAGTCTACGACAGCGAAGAACAAGCCAAGCGGAGAGTCCAAAGGGACGAGCCTAAGCAATGAGTCCCGTTGATCCAAGCCTCATGGACACAGCCGAAGAGTTCAAGAAGGGCGGCTGGATAGTCGCAGTCCTTGGGGCTTTAGGTGCTATCGCTAGGCTTATCATCACAGAGGAACGCTTCGCTTGGATCCGCTGGATCCGCAAGGCTCTCGCTGGTGCTATCGTTGGTACGCTTGTGTACTTCGGAATCAACTTCGCCCCTATCGATCCTATCTACAAGGGCATCATCTACTCGTCTTCTGGAGCGTTAGCCCCTGACATCTTTGAGTGGATAAAGAATAAATTTACTAAGGAAACCAACTGACATGGCTTATCAAAACCCAGTACCTGAGAACTTTCTTAATCCGTCTGAAAACTATTACAGAATAATATCTGCTCCTACATATGAAGATGCTCTTCCTGCTTTTCGTGACTTACAGAAAAGTGGAGCAATAAGAGGTTCTGATGTTTTTTCTGGAGAAACTTACTTTAATAAGGGATATCCAGATCCTCAGTATTATAGTCAAATCAACACAAAGGCTTATGATAACCTTTTAAATGCAAAAGGTTTTGGGAAAAACTATTTACCTTCAAACTATGTAATCGAAGCATCTCCTTATTTTACCAATAGAATCTCCGAAGGGAAAAATCCATTATATGTATCCGATTCTTTTAGGCAAGTGGGAGGAGACTCATATCATACTATTACGCCAAAAGATCTAACATCATTTAAAGACAGGGTAAATCCTTTAAACAGATTCGGAATAAAACTGACGCAGTTTACTGGATCTGAACTTACTCAACCTAAGAGAGTTGGTACGACATTACCTCCAGCGGTATGGAGCAGAAATCCTAATCCGACGGTAATATACGACACTACAAAACCTTTCCTTAAAACTTCCGTTCCTCAACACGCAAAAAATCTCATGTTTGAGGCTGGTACATTTTTAGAACAACCTGAAGTTGGAAGGCTTGCAAATAAGATGCAGACCTTTGGCAACTATGCTGGTATCATTCCTCTTGTTACTTCTGAATTAGAAAGAAGGCGTTCCGACTATCAGAATCCTATCACGCAAGAGTACTTCACGAAGGACAAGGTGACTGAACTTGATGGGATTACCTACGAGTCTGCTACCCCGCAACAAGTGGCAATGTTCCATCCTGACAATGCCGAGGATCATCCTGAGATAACAGATGAGATGAGAAAGAAGTTCTACCCTAAGTGGTTTGAGAAATGAGATTCCTGCTCATAGCCTTGCTCCTATGCGGATGCAGTTCCGCTCCTAAACCCTTACCCCCTGCACCCGTTGAGCCGCAAAACAAAGAGAAAGACCAGTACATCCAGAAAGTCGAGTCTGTCGTATCTGACTCTGCTTCTGCCCTTACTGCTGTCGTTCCTGTCCTCGATAAAGGAACTGTCAGAGAAGTTGTCGAAGCCCAAGTAACCCGCCTCTCTGGGGTCGCC